CGAAACCATCCTGGTCGGCACCAACCAGGCCAAGGTCGCCGGCGACACCACCACCCCACGCAAGACCGCCTCGATCCTGTCGTGGATCGCGACCAATACCTCGAAGGCAACGGCCGGCTCGCCCGCGGATCCGTCCGCTGCCGACGGGACCGATACCCGCGACGACGGCACGCCGATCGCATTTACCGAAGCGCGGCTGAAGAGCGTGTTGTCCTCGATCTGGACCAATGGCGGCAAACCCGGCACCATCATGACCGGCGCTTTCAACAAGCAGGTGTTCTCGACCTTCACCGGCCGCGCCACCGCTGTCGAGGAAGCCAAGTCGAAAAAGATCGTAGCCTCGGTCGACGCCTACGAATCCGATTTCGGCAAGCTCAAGGTGGTGGCGAACCGCTTCCAGCGTCCGCGCGACGTGCTGGTGCTGGAGATCGACAAGTGGGCGGTCGCCTATCTCAACGGACGCAACATGATCTCGATCCCGCTGGCGAAGACCGGCGACTCGGATCGGTGTCAGATCCTGGCGGAATATGCGCTGGTCGCCCGCAACGAGAAGGCTTCCGGCGGCGTGTTCGACAACACCGCGTCCTGAGGCTTCAGACGCCATTTCCTTATGGGGCGGTCCGGCAGGCAGCCATACGCAGCCTGCGTAAACCTGGCCGCGGTCGCCCCCTTTTCCCGGAGACCAGAAATGCCGCTTCCCGGCCACCACACGCTCAACACATCAGACCTCACGGCCTACACGCCCTCCTGCGGCGCGACGCCTGTCGCCGCCTATATCCGCATTCCCTTCCGTTGCCGGCTGCTGAAGGCGACCGGTATCCTGGGCGGCGCCATCGCCACATCCGATGGGACCGTCACGGTTTCGGCGAACGCAACGACGCTTGCGAGCTTCACGGTGACGCAGGCGGGTTCCGGCGCGGGCCAGCTGTTTTCGGCCACGCCACCCTCGCCAGCCTATTTGAACGAAGACGACGTCATCGTGCTGACGCCGTCGGGCGCCTCCGGTGCGTCGATCCCGATGCATTTCTCCATCGCTGTGAGGGCCGCATAAGATGTCGTTCTTTCCCAAGCAACCGTCGTCCCGCGGCGGCGCCACCCAGACCGTCGCGTTCGACGCCAGCGTCGAGATCACCAATGCGTTCGGTCCCGAGACCTGGCAGATTCGTCTCGCGGCGGATTCCGCCTGCTGCTACCGGATCGGTGACGGCGCGCAGACCGCGTCGGCGGCCGACATCTTTCTTCCGGCCAACACGGTCGAGTATGTCATCGTCAGTCCGGGCCAGCGCATCGCCGCCATCAAGGCGGCCACCGGCGGGCTCGTCACGGCAACCGCGGGAACGCTGTGGATCACGGAGATGTCGTGATGAACGGTGTCCTGATCCGACCGCATCTCGACAGCAACGGCAGGGACCTTGCGGTCGAGCACGTCCAGGACATCGAGCCGATCCTGGAGTGGAACAGGCAATCGCGCCGCGACGAACAGCACGGCGACTGGGGACGGCATGTTGCCCGCATCCCCAACGTCATCTATGTGCGGTGGCTGAACGAACAGCATGCCAGGGGCAACGTCTCCCTGCGCATGTTCACGCCGGAGTTCGATCTCATCGTGCAGCAGAAACTCGGCGATCCCGAATGGGCATACTTACGAACCGATAGGCCGAAACTGCAAGCCGGCTGGTCAGCGGGGATATCGTGACGCAAATTGTGGACTACACGTCGCTGCAGGCGGCGGCGATCGAATATCTCGCCAGAAGCCAGGACGCTGCGCTGATCGCGCGGGTTCCGACCTTCATCCAGCTCGCGGAAGCGAAGTTCAACCGGCAATTGTTCGTCCGGCAGATGGAGCAGCGTTCGACCGCGCTGGTCGATACCGCGTCGAGCGAGCCGGAGTTCATTTCGTTGCCGGGCGATTTTCAATCGATGCGCAGGGTTCGCCTGTCCAGCGTGACCGGAAAACCCTGTCTGGAGTTCAAATCCGGCACACAGATCGACGAATACCGGTTCGGCATCTCCGATGTCGCGGGTCAGCCGCGCTATTTCACGGTGTTCGGCGACGAGATCGAAATCGCGCCGACCCCGGACGCCGCCTATACCATCGAGATGGTGTACCGGAAAAGCATTCCGCCTCTCGCGGTCAATGATCCGAACTGGCTGCTGGCGTTGGCGCCCGATCTGTATCTTTACGGCGCGCTGCTGGAATCCGCGCCCTACCTCAAGGAGGACGGCCGGATCCAGACCTGGGGTCTCGGCTTCGCCGCCGCACTCGGCGATCTGAACGCTCTCGGGCTGACGTCGACCTTCAACGCCGGACCGATGACGGTTCGCGTCTCAGGCCAGGTCATCTAGGAAACGCCAGCTATACCGCGTTTTCTTCACGCGAACAGATATCCGCCTCGCTTGAAAACGCTAAGAGGGAAAAAATGGCATCGTTCAACAAATTCAATTGCTTTGTGCTCGACCTGGCCAACGCAATGCATGATATGAAGACCGGCACCGCCCAGGTCTACAGGGTTTACCTCAGCAGCACGGCGCCGGTCGCGACCAACACGATCTACGACACGCCGGCGGATCTTCCGAGCGCCAATGGGTATAGCGCCGGCGGCGTCAGCGTTGGCACCGTCACCGGCTCGCAAGCATCAGGCACGTTTAAGTTCATCGGCGGCACCGACCCGGCGTGGACCGCCGCGGGCGGTTCGATCGGGCCGTTCCAGTATGCGGTGCTCTACAACTTCACCTCGTCGACCAAACCGCTGATCGGCTGGTGGGACTATGGCACGCCGATCACATTGACCAACGGCAACACGTTCACGGTCGATATCGATCAGGTCAACGGCATTCTGACGATCACCTGAGCCGATCATGAAAATCAGGGATGCTGCCGCTACCGTCGATGTGGCGGCGAAGGCTGCCGTTGGCGGGGCCGACAATGCGATAGGAAGCGGCCACTCTCAGGACTCCGTGCACCATGATTGATTTGGCTGGCACTCGATTGCGGGATAGCCGATTACTCCTTTCCGAAGGCTTCGAATCACGCCGCACCATTCAATGGTGGGAGCCGCAGGCAGATGAATTCCACTACAAGATCGTTGCGCGCGGTGTCGGCGGCGCTACGCTTTGGCAAGGAAACTTCGGCAGCCTCGTCAAGGCGCTGACGTTCTGGCGGACATTGCGTGAACTGGGTCCAGCCCCTCATCAGTGGGATTTGCCGACACCTTCCTGGCATCCGGGGCTTTCAATGCCCGGCATCGTCTACGAATTTGCGACGGTCACACAATTTACGTCGACAGGGACAACCAGCTGGAACGTTCCGGGCGGCGTCATCAACGCTGACTATCTGCTCATCGCCGGTGGCGCTGGCGGCGGCAGCGGGTACGGCGGTGGCGGCGGCGGTGCCGGCGGCCTTCTAGCCGGGTCAGCTTCCACCGCTGCCTTGGTCGGCGGTGTCATGCCGGTTGTCGTTGGCGGCGGCGGCGCTGGAGCTTCCGGTGCCTTGAATGGAGGCTACGGTGGACTTGGCGGGTCCGGTGGCAACTCATCGTTCGCAGGCTTTACCGCAATCGGCGGTGGTGGCGGCAACTACGGCGGAGGCGCTGCCGGGGGCTCCGGTGGTGGCGGCGGCGGAAATGGATCTGCTCCAGGTGGAGGGTTCACTGCCGGTCAGGGAAAGAACGGCGGCGCTGCAGTTGCCGGTGCCGTCAACTACGGTGGCGGCGGCGGCGGCGGATATGGCGGAAACGGTTCTCAGGGGCCGTCATCTGCCAACGGCGGCGCGGGTGGTCCCGGCTACACGTCGTCGATCAGCGGCACGTCCCGAACATATGCAGCAGGTGGCGGCGGCGGGGGCGAAGGTGGCACTGGAGGCGCTGGCGGCAGCGGTCTGGGCGGTCACGGCGGCGGCGGTGGTGGTAACGTTGGTCTTACGTCTCCAGCTTATTACGGCTGCGGCGGCGGCGGTGGCGGCGGCTCTCCCGGAGGCATGTCCGGCAGTGCGGGATACCAGGGAATCGCGATTGTCTCGTTTGTAGTTTCGACGACGAGGCCGCGCCGGTTCATCAACTTCATCGAGAAGCGTCAGGGCTTCGCTTACTAGAGGGCTAAAAGAATGGCGCGCGTCTACACAGTCAGCATGGACAACGTGGCGGTGTCCGCCATGCAGGACCTGTTCACGATTCTCTGCTCGTCCACGGTCCCGATCGAGATTCACTCGGTCCACCTCGATCAAAAGACCCTGACCGCCTGGGAAGCCAGGGACATTACATTCAAGCGCATGCCGGCGACCGTCACGGTGACGGGCGGAACCTCGATCACCGCAAGGCCGATGACGCCAAACGACACTGCGGCAGTGGTCACCGCAACCATCAATAACACCACGCCGGCGACGTCGTCGGGCGCGATCGTGACGTTGCTCGCCACGGATTTCAACTTCCTCAACGGCTTCTACTGGTCACCCGCGGGGCAGGACGACCGCATCATTATCGCGCCAAGCCAGGCCTTTTGTGTGCGCCTCGGCACCGCGCCGAGCGGCGCGATGAACGTCTCGGGATCGGTGACGTTCGCTGAACTGGTCTAGCGTCACGAGCCCGAAGTCAGGGAGCACCGATGCCTGACCGCTTTCACGTCTTCAAGCGAACGATGTCGAGACCGCGGCGGCGCATGCATGCGCCGGCCGGCGTCCCATTCACGGTCACTCTGACGGCATCGGCAGGCGCCTTTACTCGGACAGGGATAGCGGCGCAGCTGTCGATCCTGCAGTCGTCAGGCACGGGCGCCTTGGCGCTGACCGGCAGCGCTGCGGTATTTAAAGCGAGATCGCCCGGTTCGGCTGGTGGTTTTTCTCTCAGCGGTAAGGCCGCGGCATTCCCGGTACGGTTGCCGGCTTCCGCCGGAAGTCATTCGGTTGCCGGCAATGCGGTAACGTTTGCCGCGAGATTCTTGCTGTCCGCCGGCTCATACACCTTCACCGGCAATACCGCGCCGCTCGGGACATCGATGCTGTCGGGCACCGGTTCCTGCACCTCGATCGGTAACGGCGCGGGCTCCAGCCGGGATTTCGAAGCCTGGTTTCCGCGGCCGTTCGACACCGACAACTGGGCCGCCGGGACGATTCAGCAAGAAGTGTGGGCGCCGGAATCCAAACGGACCGAACCATGGTCCGAGACGCCAACGCAGGCCGATGCATGGACGCCGGCCATCATTCAACCCGACCCTTGGACATCAGAATAATGCCGCTCCTTGCCACCGGCGATTATCGCCCCGACGTCAGCGACTATGAAGGCCAGGCCACCCGCAACGTGCTCAACGTGATTCCGCGCGGCGACGGCTACGGGCCGTTTCCGTCATTCTCGGCCTACACTTCGGCACTTCCAGCCGCCTGCAGGGGCGCGTTCTACGCGCTGAAATCCGACGGCACGGTTGTCACCTTCGTCGGCACCAGCACCAAACTCTACAGACTCAACAACACGGATTTCACCTGGGTCGACGTTTCCAAGGGAGCCTCGACCTATTCGGCGCTGTCGTCCACCGCGCAATGGCAGTTCGCGCAGACCGGCAATCTGGTTTTCGCGACGCAAGCCAATGCGGTGCTGCAGGTGTTCGACCTTTCGTCGGCGACGGCTTTTTCCGATGCGTTGGGGCTGCCGCCACAGGCGGCCTATATCAGCGTGGTCGGACGGTTTCTGGTATTGTCGGGATTGCTCTCAACGCCGTACCGGATCCAGTGGTCGGGCCTGAACAGCTTCAATGCCCCCACGAGCTGGACCAGCGGCGTCGATTCTTCCGACTTTCAGGATTTCCCCGACGGCGGCATCGTTCGTGGCGTCGCCGGCGGTGAGGCCGGGATCATCTTTCAGGACCAGGCGATCCGCCGCATGTCGTATGTGCCGGGGTCGCCGATCATCTTCCAGATCGATCGCATCACGCAGGACAAGGGATTGTATGCGCCGTACTCGATCATCCGGGCCGGCGAGCGAATCTTCTTCTATGCAGGCCAGGGCTTTCACAAGATCGAGCCAGGCGGCGTGCCCGAGCAGATCGGACGCGAAAAGGTCGACCGCACATTCCTCGCCGATCTCGACAAGGGCAATCTGCAACTGTTCATGGGGGCGGCGGATCCGCGCAGCACGCGGGTCTACTGGGCTTACAAATCGGTTTCCGGAACGGTGGGGACGTACGACAGGCTGCTCGGCTATGATTTCTTGCTCGACCGGTTCTTCCCGGTGTCGATCACCGGCGAATATCTGCTCGGCATTTCGCAGACCGGCCTGACGCTGGAGAATCTCGACAGCATCTCGTCCTCGCTGGACGCGCTGACTCTCAGCCTCGACGCCTACGCCACGGCTGTGCAACCGGAAATTGCGCAGTTCTCCGGCGCGAGTGTGCTTGGATTTTTCAGGGGGAACAACCTCGAGGCGACGATCGAGAGCGCCGAGCAGGGCACGGACGAAAATCGCATCACGATCCGGGGCTTTCGTCCCGTGACCGACGCGGCCACGCTGTATGGATCCGTCTCCTGTCGCGATACGCCTTCGGCAGCAGCTATGTCGGGCACGGAAGTGCTGGTCAATGCCAGGACCGGCCGTTGCGACATGATGCGCGATACCCGTTACTCCCGGTTCAAGGTGCGGATTCCGGCTGCAACACCATGGACATTCTGCGCGGGCGTCGTGCCCGACCTGGCGACGGGCGGCACGCTATGACGGCCTATGTTCCCGGAATTACCGAGACCGATCTGAAGAAGATCGTGCTGGCCATTCAGCAGCTCGCGGCGGGACGGTCGAACGCGGTCGGAACGGTGACGCTCGCGACAGCAGCTGCGACAACTGTGGTCTCCGACAAGAACTGCGCCGTCGGATCGACGCCGCTGTTGACGCCGACGACCGCAAACGCCGCGGCGGAGATCGGCAACGGTACTCTGTATGTCTCTGCCGTCGCCAACGGTTCGTTCACCATCACCCACGCCAACTCCGCCACGTCAGGGCGCACGTTTCTATATGCCCTGCACGGCTGAACTGGTTTGCGTCGACCCGAAACGGGTTCGCGAGTTCTGGCCGCATGTTGGCGCGTTGTGCAAAAAGAACTGTGATCGGCTAAGCACCTTTGGCGGACCGAACCCACCAGGCCTCTGGCCGCGATCTTTTGCAGGTCGCGGGACGCGCTTCACAGTCAGATCGACAGCGCGGCAGTTCTGATCATTCGGAAATCGGCGAGGCTGCATTCATGGATGCATGCCGAAAGCAGCGACACGGGGGCCTGCCTCCCGCTGATCCACCAGTCGAAGCGTTCACCAAGCAATGATTGCACAGGCGGTCGCATCTCCGGCTGCAGCGGTTCTCTGAATTGCTTGGAGTCTACGGCGATAAGGACATCACTACCGACAAGGAACTAAATTGATGGCTCGTTTGAATTTTTCGTCTCCCAATGAATTTGCTTCCGGAGGCCATCGTGGTCCGACGCCGGACAACCTGCTTGAAATGCTGCAGCAGTCGATGCAAGCGCAGACCCTGCAACGGCAGAGGCCTGGTTACATGCCACGGCCAGGCGCCTCGCCAGCGGACGACTCCAGTCCCCCACCAGGCGGCCTGTTCGGCAGATGGCTTGAGTTGCAAGCGGCTCGGCAGCAGCCCCAGCCATTTGCCGGAGATCGCGGGCAGATGCCGTCCGCGCCGGCTGATCCGAACGTCAGGCGGCTAGTGCGTGTCTCCCCACCTGTTCAGCCGCAAGGTGGAGCCGGTGTTTCCAATCGCCCTTCCTATTCTGCCTTTGGGGATAGCATTCCGTCAGACGTGCTGTCCGCATCGTACCACGGGTCCGGAGAGTCCGGCGCGGATACTGAAAGGCCGGCACCAGTCATTGCCGGATTTCCGCAGATTCGAAGATCGACCACCATGCCGCCAATGGGGCCTGGGACATTGCCGTCGATTCCGATGCCGCAGATCCCGGAGTGGTTAAAGGTTATCGGCAGAGTTTTACAATTCGATCCACGAACGTGGTCTGGAGGTGGCGGAAACGACGCCTATCGTCGTTGTATCAAAGCGGCGGGTGGGAGCACTGAGGACTGGGAAGAGTTCTGCAATAGTCTAGGCCATGGACAGAACAACACATTGGGCGGAGAATCACAGAAGAGAGCGTGTTGGGCCAAGACCTTCGAAACGGAAACTAATAAAAGGCTGTGGTGCAGCAATCAGTTCGGTAACCACTGAAGGAAGGATGGAAGTCGAAATGGAACGAGTCCAGACACTCCAGCGCAACTGTCGTAGCTGCGTATGGAGTTGACGAAGTTCGCGTTTTGTTCTATTCGGTCTGGAGGTTAGTTGTTCCGGGCGGCGAGAAATTGCACGCAGCTTACGGGTTTCGTTTTTCATTCGCATCATACGCTTCTGCCTGCTTTGCAGGCTCAGATATTTCACGCTCGGTGCCTCTGATCGAAAAAGTGGAGTAGCCAGTTGAAATGGATCGAACCCTCTCTAGTGGAATACGAGTTCCGATTTAGCGCAAGACAGCGCCCAGCGCTGGCACGCTTGGGATTCCCGCGTTTGCGAGAGGGAGATCGCGAATGGTCGTGTGCGTTCCAGATACAGGGTCTGAAAGACGGTAAGATTCGTTTGGCGCGAGGGTTAGATGGACTTCAGGCGCTTACGATTGCGAGTACTGTCATTCGAAAATCGCTCGATCGGCTAACGAATGTTGTTTCAGATGCCGAGCCGTATGAGGTGATTTTTCCACGGTATGTGCCTTTTTGCCACGGGATCGAGTATCATCGGAACCTCTGCAAAATTCTGGATGCTGAGATCAACAAGAAGGAAAGGCAACTCTCCAGGCGGCTTCGCGCCCGGCGCCGCAGGAAACCAACTTAGTCTTCGCAAATGCCGGCGTCGGCATTCAAAACGATCTCGAGTAGCAAACGGCTGCAGTAGGAGACTAGCATTGTATCGAATCGTTCGTCGATGAAGGAGTTGGTCGATCAGTTGCCGAAGGGCGTTCCCCTTGGCGCGGAGCCTGCAGAATACTTTGGAAAGATGTACCGCGCGATCACCCAAGGCGATAATCTCCAATATCCGAATTGGAGATTCCGATGAGATACGACGCAATAGTTTCACTAGTTTTCGCCACGG